GGGAACGTGAAGGTTCGCAAGAACGAAGCAGACCCGATCGCCAAGGTTGACGGCATTATTGCAATGATTATGGCCTTGCACTGCCATTTGGATAACGTATTTGTCAGCGATTCATTTGGCTTTAGGTCGCTAGAATGGTAAAGTGTAGGAAATTGAGGGGAAATCATGGCAATTCTTGACATTTTCAAGCGCAAAGAAGTGGGTAAAAACGAGGCCAATACGTTGTTTGGTCAGACCGCTTTGGGCAACAATATCGTCTATCAAGGCGATAACAAGCGTCCGACTGTCAATACCCAGATTCTGTATGTGACCACCTCCAGCGCGACTGCTGCTGGCCGTAGCGTGGACATGTCGGTCCTTAGTCGCAACTCCACCATCATGGCTTGCGTAGGATTGAAGGCCCGTGCGCTTGCTCAGTTGCCAATCAAGGTCTGCTGCGAGACAGAAGACGGTCAATACGTTGATGCCATTCGTTCTGACAAGGTTGGCGCCCGTGACAAGGCCAAAGCCAAGCAAGTTGCCAAGCTTTTGGGCAACCCAAACAACTTCCAGAGCAAGTATGAGTTCTGGTATCAGTGGCTCATGTGGTACGAGCTGTCTGGCGAGTCGTTTACCCTGTGGTGGCGCAAGGACCAGAAGAGTTCAACCGAAACTCCGCTGGAAATGTACATCTTGGACAGCACTTTGATTGCTGCTCAGATTACGCCTACTCGCTACCCGTCATACCGCCTGTCCACACCAAGCTACGGCTTCAGCAAGGACGAACCATTGGCCGCGCATCAAGTCATGCACTGCAAAGAGATGGCTTGGCAGGGTTCGGCTGGTTTCAACAAAGGCATTTTGGCGACTGAACTTGTTGGCTTGGACCAAGACATTGACCTGTACGCCAACTTTGTCATGCAGAACGGCGCGAAGCCTTCTGGCATGTTTGTCACTGAGCAAGTTGTTCCTGATGGCAAGTACAAGGAAGTTGCCGCCCGTCTGAAAGAGGCTTGGGCCAACATGACCGGCAGCAAGAACTCCGACCCAAGCAAACCCGGTCAGGGCATGTTGCTGGACCAAGGCATGAAGTACCAGAAGCTGGAAATGCTGAACCTGCAAGACGCTGACGCTGCTGCGCTCAAACTGCAAACCATGAAACGTATTTGCGGTTTGTTTGGTGTGCCGCCTTCCATGATTGGCATCTCTGACAGCAAGTTCAACAACACGCAAACGCAGATGGATGAGTTTTACAAGTCCACCATGTATCCAATTATTGTGAACGTGCAGGAGAAATTAAAGGGTCACTTGCTGCAAGGCTACCCAAGCCTTTGCATTGAGTTTGACACTAAGAATTTCCTCAAGGGCGCTCCTCTGGACCAGATGAACTTTGCAACTGCTGGAGTGAAGGCTGGCGTGATGACTCCGAACGAAGCCCGTGAATACATGAATATGCCTACGATGGAAGGCGCAGACGAGTTGGTCAAGAACGACCAGCCTGATGAGCCGATTCCCGGTAGTTCTGCTCAAGATACTGGCGGCGGCGGTGGCAATCAAAAGAGCAAGATTAACATCGGCTCCAAGACTTGATTAAAAATGCGTACTGATTCAAAATATCTGGTAGCATTGGCGAAACAGGTCATACGACCACCAAAACAGTTGCCTGTCTTATTGGGGCAACCCCCTAAAATACAGGACAATAACCAATCCATTGCTTTAGGGGCAATCAATGAAGCAACTGAATCTTATCTGCGAAGCAAAACTGAACCTGTCCGAAAAGGCCGCAAACGGCGAACCGACAGGAAAGATTGAAGCTCGTATTACTACTTGGGGCGCACGCGAAGGCGCTGATGGCCGTAAATTCTTCTACAAGCCTGAAGGATTTATGCAGTGGGCAGAGGACTTTGCCAAAGCTGGTCGCCCATTGCCCATGTTCCTGAATCACAACGCAGACTCTATGCCTGTTGGCGAGTGGACTGAGTTGGAGATGGACGAAGAGGGCATGTGCGCCAAAGGCCGCTTGTTCATGAACACCACTGCTGGCTCTGACCTGTACCAAGTCATGTCTGAGTCCCCCAACATGTTTGGCGGCGTGTCCGTTGGCGCTTATGCTGACGAATACCAGTGGGTCAAAGAAGATGGCGAGGCATATCCCGCTGGCTCTGGCGATTATTACGAAGACGGCTACTTCCAAATCACAAAAGGTGGTTTGCGCGAGACTAGCGTTGTCATGTACCCCAACAATCCCAAAGCCGAGGTCAAAAAGCTAGAGTACTTCCGTGAAGATGGCTCTGCTGACCTCAAGGTATTGGAAGAAGCCCTGCGGGATGCAGGTCTGTCCAAGCAGATGTCGGTTGCCGCCGCATCTGTATTCAAGACGGTTATTGAGCAGCGTGATGCTGTAAAAGCGCCCATTGAAACTGCGCCAACTCAGAGTGATTCTGATGCGGAGGCAACCGAAGCTGAAATTCTCGCGGCTCTCGAGCAACGTGAGTTTCTAAAACTCCTCGACAAACGACTGAAAGGTTAATCATGTCTCAAGTAATCCTCGACAAATTGGATGCTATCGAAGCTAAACAAGCTGAGAGCATCGTGGCCGTTGAAGCCAAAATCCCCGCTGCTGTTGAAGCCATCAAGGCCGAATTCAGCGAAATGGTTGCTGCTCTGGAAGCCAAAGTTGCTACCGTGCAAGCTCCTGCTGTCATCAAACCTGAAAAGACTGTTCGCGGCGATGTGAACAAGTCGGTTCGTGAGCAACTGAAATCCATCATCAATGGCAAGTCGCAGTTTGAAAAAGAACTGAAGATTTTCGCTGATGAGTCGCAGATGCAAGCGTACTTGAAGGAAGCTTCTGCTCTGACCGCTGGCGGTGATGGCAAAGGTGGTCGTACTGCTTACGATCCAGTGTTTGCTGCTCTGCGTTTGGCTAACCCCCTGCGCGGCGTGTCTCGCACTGTGGCTACTGATGGCTCTAGCTATCAGTTCCGTGTCAAGACTGGTAATGCTGGCGCTCAATGGGGCTACGGCATCCAGAACAACGGTTCGCCCACTACTGAAAACACCACCATTTGGCAACTCGTGCTGAAGGACATCAACGTCCAGTTCCCAATCCGTACAGCCGCTTTGGACGACATTGATGGCTTGGAAGCAAACGTGGTTGACGACATGCTCGCCGAATTCGCTCAGAGTGAGGCCCAATCCATGATTTCCAACAATGACCAGAGTGGTGACGGTACTACCGTTGCGACAGGTGGCGCTGATGGTTTGCGAGGCCTCGATCAATATGCTGGTGCGAACGCTACCTACACTGGCGGCACTACCTCCACTGCTGCTTTCGGCACTTCTGGCACTGGTTCGACAAGCGGTCTGCACAGCTTGGCTACCTATGACCAGCTGACCACCAACGGCAACACTGTTGGCGCTTCCAACATCACTTACAAAGACGTTGTGAACTTCATCTACGCACTGCCACAGCAGTACTGGACTGAAAGCGCCAAGTTTGTTGTGAGTCCTATCCTGTTGGCCCAAATCCGTGGTTTGACAGACAGCCAAGGCACTCCTGTGTTCGAGCGTATGTCGCCTCTGGAAACCAACGGTATCGTTGGTCGCCTGTTGGGCTTTGATGTGGTGGTCAACAAGTATCTGGACACTCCTAGCCAGACAACTACTGGCTCCGCTGGCACTACCAGCCTGTACCCAATGTACTTTGCTGACTGGAGCCGCTTCCACACCATCGTTGACCGTCTGAACATGGTCATGCGCCGCTACGACCAGACATTGCCCGGTTTCATCACCTTCTTTGGTGAAAAGCGTCTGGCAACATCGGTTCGCGATCCTTTCGCTGGCGTTCGCTACCGTTCCACAGGCACTGCGACCTGATAAATCGGAGGGGCGTAACTGCCCCTCCTTTTTGCGCCATTACTTTAGGAAATTGCCATGACCATCACTGAAAAAATCCTCGCTGGAATTAAGCAAGCCATTACCGAAGGCGGCACAGTCAACATCGACCTGAAAGAAGCCTCTGCAATCACTGGCTCTGGCTCTGGTGTGGGTGGTCGTGCAGTATTTGATGATGCTTTCGCCGCACTGCGTTATGCCAACCCTTTCCGCATGGGTTCGCGCATTGTTCCTGTTGCTGGCTCTGACATGCAGTTCGTTGCCAAGACTGGTAACGCAACATACCAAACAAACCCTTGGGGTTACCCAGTTCAAAACAACACTGGTACTCCCGGAACTAACACAAGCATCTGGCAGTTGCCAGTTCGTGCTGTGACTGCTCAATTGCCTATTCGTTCGGCTGTGATGTCGGATGTGAATGGCTTGGAAGCCACCATTGTTGAAGACCTCGCCTTGGAGTTCGCTCAGGTTGAAGGCGCATCAATGGCAATTAACTCTGACCAAGCTGGCTCGACCACAACCACCACTGGCGCCACCTCTGGTCTGCGTGGTTTGGACATGTACGTCAGCGCCTCTACCAGCGCCTATGGCACATCTGGCACGGCCATCACAAACGGCATTCACAGCATCGCTACCGTGGCTCAAACTGGCGGCGGCGTGGTGTACAACGACATTGTGGATGTGGTCAACGCCTTCCCTAGCCAATACTGGGCCATGCCCGGTAACGCTTGGCACATTCGTCCATCCATGATTGACTCGCTGCGTAGCCTCAAGGACACGCAAGGCTTGCCATTGTTCTTGGAAGTTGGCGATGAAGACGGCGCTGCTGTTGGCCGCATGTTTGGCTTCCCCGTGATTCCAAACCCATACCTGTCCACCGGCTTCCCAATCTACTTGGCTAACTGGCCTCGTTTCTTGACCATTGGCGACACTGAGCAAATGTCCATTCAGATGATGGACCAAACGACACCCGGTTTCGTTACACTATACGCAGAAAAGCGTGTGGTTAGTTCCGTGCGTGACCCGTTTGCTGGTGTTCGTATGAGCGCCTAATTGGAGCAGCCATGAGTGTGCAAAGCGTTCTGACAGGTCTGCCTTACGGTGGGCAAACACGCAATCCGTTCAACTATGTAAAGGTTGAGCAGATTGATCGTGATGTAGTCACAAACTGGTTGACTGCTGAAGAGATTACTCAGCAGTTGAACTTGTTTGAGGATGAAAGTCAGGATGCTTACATCTTGTCTTTGGAGCTTGCTACACGGATGTACATTGAGGACTTCCTTGGCATGTCCATCTTTCCTGTGACGTACCGTGTGTGGTACGGCGCAGAGAGCCTTACAGCAACGCCTGTGAGCTTGGACTTGCCAGAGGTGAGCCAGAACTTGTACCCAAGTCAGCCGGGTGTGCAGATTGATGTTGTCGGCTACTACAACTCGTTGTTCCCGCCAGTCTTTGTGCCGGTTAACCCAACGCAGTATTACTACGATGCAAGCGGCAACAAGATCATCATCACCAGCTTGCCGACAGACATCAACACACAGATGACGGCTCCAATCATTGCTGAGTACACAACAGCGGCTAATCCGTTGTCATCGTACCCTGTGATTAAACAAGCTGGCCTGTTGATCTTGACGCACCTGTACAACAACCGTTCGGAAACGACTGAGACAAAACTGAAAACCATTCCGTATGGCGCTCACACTTTGTTGCGTCCATACAAACCTTTGGTGATGTAATGGCAATCGCACGTTTTGAGAATGTGACCATCAACAACCTGACTTTTTCTAAGTCTGGTTTTGGTGAACAAGTTACCACTCAAACAAAGTGGTTTGACACCCGTGCGCGAGTTGAGGATGTGGCAAACAACGTGAAGATTTCAGACAAGTATCGTCTGTACCAAGACTTGGTAAATTTTACGTTTAACTACACGCCAAACACAAAGCTGATTGTGGATCAGCAGCAGTCGTATTCCATTTTTTGGCGTGGCAACTATTACCGCATTACTGATGTTCGTGAAACGAATGATCGGATGAATGTGCGGATGATGTGCTATCGCTCTGACCCTGTGACGGCGGTGTAAATGGCAGCACAACTCAATCCTGTTGTTTACGGCAAAGCAATCCAGTACCAGCTGGCAAACATTGTCACGCCTGTGCCTGTATACGCATCGTTTAACCGAAATTTTGCAACACAGCCAAAGTTCATCACTTGGATGCTGCGTAATGTGCATCAGCCTGTATATACGGGCACACAGCAAAGCAACAAAGGCATTGATCGACCTGTATTCCAAATCTCGATCTTTACTCAGAATATTGAAGACGGATTCACGATCAGTAATCAGATTTTGCAATCGTTGCACGGTTACAGCGGCATTTTGGGAAGCCCGTCAGAGGGGTTTTACATCTCAAAGGCTGATGTGATGTGGCTTTACAATAGCTATAACAACGAAGAGAATATGGCGCAAATCTTCCTAGATTGCACCATTGACATTCCAGCCTAATACACGACAATTGTTCAACTTTTGAAGGATACTCAAAATGGCTTTACCAAACAAAGTTCTTCCCGGTTTCAGCGCGGCTTTGTACGCACAGCCCGGTTCGTCCCCTACTCCTTTGACAATTGCGCAGTTGTCTTTGGTCGCTTCCGTGTCTCCAATTGCTGTTAGCGGCAATTTGATTCCTGTCGAAGCCATTCCCGCTTTCGGTCAAGACGATGCCGTGGCGAGTTTCGGTGTTGCCGGTTCGCGTCAGTCTGACAAGATTCCCGTGCAAGCTGCTCCGACCAGCATGACTATCACTGCTGCTTGGAACCCTGCCGACACCAACTTGCTGTTAATGCGTGCTGATGCTTATTCTGGCGTAACCGACCGCACTTTTGTGGTTTCGGCTACCGAAGGCTCAAATATCGTTTATTACGCCTTTAACGGTCGTGTGGGCCAGTTCCAAGTCGATTCGCAGCCCGGTGCTGAAGCCAAATGCACATTCACCGTGCATCCCCGTGGCAATCAGTACGGTTGGTCGAACAACGCATAAGGAGACATCATGTCTATTCCTGCAAAAGTCCTTCCCGGTTTTAGCGCATCGCTTTGGATGCAATCGGCTGCAACGCCAACTCCACTGAGCACTGCTAACCTGTCTGTGTGGGCTGCTCAAGTCACCACGATTGTTGGCACATCTGCTAACGGTACTGGTGCTGCTGGTGTTGCTGTGCCTGTTGAGGCCATCCCTGCTTTTGGTCAAGACGATGCTGTTGCAAGTTTCGGCGTGGCTGGCTCTCGTCAAAGCGACAAGATTCCAGTGCAAGCCGCACCTACAAGCATGACCATCACGGCTGCTTGGAACCCTTCTGACGCTGCTTTGCTTCAGATTCGTTCTGATGCCTACTCTGGTGTTGTGGACCGCACTTTCGTGGTCGCAGCAGTCGAAGGCACAAACACTGTGGCTTATGCTTTCAACGGTCGCGTTGGTCAATTCCAAGTTGACGCACAACCCGGCGCTGAAGCTAAGTGCATGTTCACCATTCATCCACGGGGCAACCAGTACGGCTGGTCGAACAACTGATGAAAGTCGCACAAGCCATTGAAGCGATTGTGACCAGCTACGGCGACATTGATCTTGTTGCCCGTGGCTTGGTGGTTGACGCTGCGGAGCTTGCAAAAGCCACAGCCAAACCAGACACAGCAGAAGCCATTGCATTGGCCCTGCTCAAGAAATACAACGTGACTGCACCAGTGGTGGTCATTAAAGAAGTTGCACCAGAGGCTCCGCCAGACACTACAGAGTAAAAACACATGATAGTAAAAGACAGCAATGACCTACTAAACTTCCTTGTAGCCCAATCCGATTCGTCTAAGAATTGGTTTGGGTTCACACAACAAAGAATTACTGCAATTGCTTTGGCGCACGACATAGCAAAAACACACGCTGACAAAATGACTCCAGATGAAGTGGTGGATTACGCCATTAATTTGAACGAGTCGATTTACCACAAGATCATCAGATCAAAATAACTTCTTTGCAATTGAAAGTTTTAAATGAGCATCACCATTCAGCTTGAAGGTATTGGTGATGTCATAAATGCTTTTGACCAATTAGCTCAAGAAATCGGTGACAAAAAAGCCCGTAGCAAGATTTTGATTCCAGCAGCAAGAGAAGCAATGAAGCCTGTTCTGGCTTTGGCACAACAAAACGCGCCAGTTGATTCTGGCGCTTTGCGTTTGTTACTTCAAGTGGAAGCCAGAAGGCCAACAAGCCGAGACAGGCGATCAAAGTACATTACAGGTAACGATGCGGTGATTGCAACGGTTACCACGGCATCTGGCAAAAAAATGAAAGCCATGAGCGAAGGCAAAGGCTTGGAGCGCACTAGAAAAAGAATGATAAAGCTAGGCGCAAGCAGTGAGCAAGCGGCATCCTTTGGTGGCTTTACAAGTGACGCAAGAGCTATTGCACAAGAGTTTGGCACAGGTAAAATTCCAGCACAACCATACTTAAGGCCAGCCTTAGAAAGCCAGTCTCAACAGACTGTTGATAGATTGGCTGATGGTTTAAGAAAATACATTTCAAAATTTAGGGCAAATACATGACAAAACTTAGCAATGCATTTGGTGCAACCTACGACAAGGTACGCCGAGAAATCCTTACTCGAAAATTTGAGTTAAGTGGTTTTACCTTTAAAGTTCGTGTTCCTTTGGTTGCAGAATCTGATGCAATCTATTCACGGATTACAAATCCTGATGAAGTCAAGATTGAAAGCATTTATCAATTGCTTGTTGAGCCTTTGCAAAAATTTAAAGACTCAACAGAAGCCACAGAATCTGGCTTTGAGTTTCTTGAAAATGATGTATTTGTTCATGGGAAATCTTTGCGTGAGGCTGCTAGAAACAAGGCACTTACAGAAGCAAGGATTGTTGAGTACATCCGTCTTTTAATTCCAGAAAATCCTGAAGCAACTTTGTCAGACATTACTTATGAAGACATTGAAGCCGAATGGCCTTTAAATGTTCAATTGGCATTGTGTGAAAAGATTGGGGAAGTAATTAGCCCAAATTACAAGGAAACTCGGGGAAACTGATTTGCTCGTTAAGGACACAGGTTGAAACGGCTTTGGTCTTTAACGGGCATACACCAGAATCAATTGCTGCTTTAGATGAGATAACAATGGCTCGTCTACAGACCATGTACGGTGACGGACTCATTGGTAATCATAAGACCATTGAAATGCTTGGAACTCTTATTACTGGTGTGTTTAACTATGTTCGTGATCCAGCAAAATCACGCGCTTATACACTAGCCAATGTTACTGGTTCGGCTTATGATTACCTTTATCCTCCGCTGCCACCAGAAGCCCAAAAAGATGCGGTAAACAATAGTTTGCTTGCTTATATGAGCCAAGCACCCGGTTTTGCAAAAGATATTTTTAAGGTGAAGCAAGATGGCTAATATGATTGCGCGATTGGGCGTATTACTTGGCATTGATAGTGCTGAGTTTGTTCGCGGCATTGATGGAGCAACTAGAAGGTTGGAGCAGTTTGGAGATGCTGCTCAGACTTACGGTAAAGTTGCGGCTGCGTCATTAACGGCTGCTAGTATTGCAGCGTTAAATTATGCTGACCAACTTGTTGACGTAGCAAAAGCAAATGATGTTGCTATTGGCTCTGTTTTAAAGTTGCGTAATGCTTTGCAAGATAACGGTGGAGAAGCAGACAACGCAGCAAAGATGTTGTCTAGCTTTGTAGGCTTTGTTGATAAAGCCGCAGACGGTGGATTAGCAGCGCAACAAACCATGTCGCGCCTTGGTGTTACCTTAAAAGATGTTGGCAATCTAAGCATTGAAGAACTGCAAAACAAGTTAATCAAGTCTTTGGCGAATGTTGAGGATCCGATAACTCGTAACGCAATGGCAATGGAGGTATTTGGTAAGGCTGCAAAAGGCGTGGACTTTGTTGGCATGGCCGACAGCATGGCTGATGTAAACACTATTACCGATGAACAAGCTAAAGCCTTTGAAAATGCTGCTGACGTAATTGGAATTTTTGAAAAGCAAACACGAGATTTGGCTCTTGTATTAGTTACTGAATTAGGTCCTCCACTTCTTGCAACTATCAATTATTTTTCAGAGTTAGGTAGTCAATCCAATTTATTTGGAAGTGCTTTTAAGGTTGTTTTTCAGACAGTAGCTGTTGTTGCTGCTAACGTGGCTTTTGTAATCAAGGGAATTGTTACTGAAATTGATTTGCTAATAAAGCAAACGATATCCTTGGCAAGTTTTGATTTTGCCAAATTTAAGAATCTTGGTGAAGAAGGTCGCAAACAAGCATTAGAAAATCTTGCTGCATTGCAAGCGTTTGAATTCAAAGTGATGGGTTCACCTGATGGTCGAAAAGGATTAGATGATCCTCGTATTCCACAAGCAGGAAATTTAAATGGACCATTGCGGTCAACAAAAGTTGCTGTAGACCCTGAAGCCAAAAGATTAGCCGCTGAAGCCGAGCGTGAAGCTAAACGTATTCGGTAAAACGATATAAAAATTGGCGAACTAATGAAGCGTCAAATTGACGAAAAGTTAAAAGCTG